ATTTGGCATCATCAGTTTGATGATCTTATTGTTCTTAAGAATAACCAAGGAACAGAAGAAACTCGGGTTCGACATATGGACTATGGAGTGGTACTTTCTGCCTTCTTCTGGAGACGATTTAAAAACCGAGAAAACATAACGTTCTTTGACCCCAACGAAGTTCCTGATCTATACGAAGCGTTCTACAAAAATACTACACAGTTTGAAGAACTGTATGTACGCTACGAGAAGCGTAAGGATCTACGCAAAAAGACAATGAGTGCAGAAGAAGTATTCAAGTCGGGCATTCTGAAAGAACGCACCGATACAGGCCGCATCTATCTAGTGTTCATTGACAACGTGATGGATCAAGGACCATTTGATCCTGAGTATCATACCATTTACCAGAGTAACCTTTGCTGTGAAATCCTTTTACCTACTAGATCCTTTAAGCGTCTCGACGACCCTGATGGTCGCATTGCCCTTTGTACTCTGGGCTCAATCAACTGGGGAGCCTTCAGAAATCCGGAAGATATGCGCCGGGCTTGCCGTATTTTACATCGCAGTCTTAACAATATATTGGATTACCAGGACTTCCTAAGTATCCAATCTAAACTAAGTAACGATGAAATCCGCCCACTGGGCATCGGCATTACTAACTTGGCCTACTGGCATGCCAAACGTAACTTGAAGTATGGTGACAAGGATGCACTTGCTGAACTCAAAACTTGGATGGAACATCAGACATTTTATCTCACTGAAATGAGTGTTGAATTGGCCAAGGAACGCGGCAAGTGTCTAGGCAGTGATCACACACGTTACGGGCAAGGTGTATTCCCCTGGGAATTACGTGCCACAGGCGTGAACGAACTAACTGATTTCGATCCTGAATTAGATTGGGAGCCATTACGTGCCGATATGAAAAAATATGGTGTGCGTAATGCAACCAATGGTGCTGTGGCTCCTGTGGAATCAAGTTCAGTCGCCATCAACTCAACCAATGGTATTGAAATGCCAATGAGTTTGATCAGCGTGAAAGAAAGCAAGGCAGGATCATTTGTGCAGGTTGTTCCTGAATATCACAAGTTAAAAAACAAGTATCAACTGATGTGGGAACAGAAGGATTGCGACGGATATTTGAAAACAGCCGCAGTGATTGCAGCGTATGTTGATCAATCAATCAGTACCAATACATTCTACAATCCTGCACATTTCCCAGATCGTAAAGTTCCTACCACGTTGATTGCTAAAAATCTAATGCAATCACATGCGTGGGGACTAAAGACTTTTTACTACAGCTTGATCAACAAAGCAGGTAGTAAAGCAGTGGCAGAAGAAGCTCCGACAATGTTGGAACCAATTGACTTTGACAATGAAGAAGATTGTGAATCGTGTAAACTTTAAAGGAAAAAACACATGAAAAAATTATTAGTTATATTAAGCGTATTGGTATTGGCAGCGTGTAATAAAGCACCTACTCCTACTGCAACATCAAACACATTTACTCCCTCATTTGTGGTAGACTACAACAAGTGTGGAACTGATCCTGTCATCTCAGGAAACTCAGTAACATTTGGTGAAGGAACAAATTGTGAAGCAGGTAGACTTGTATCACAACACGGTTATGTAAACATCACACAGATCACAGCAACCATTGATTTATCAAAACTCGCACAGAACTATGTGAATGCCAGCTTCTATATGGTATCAAATCCAGTTCAACCCAGTGTTCAACCCAAAGGCACTAACTACTGTGATGCAGGTGGAAATAATAATCAATGGAATTGTCAAGAGATTGATATCATAGAAACCAATGGTAACAAGATTACACAATCTACTCTACATCTGGGAACAGGTGGTTCCAGTGCTCCACAACGGTTTGAATATTCATTCGCAGACACTGCTAATAACAGTTGCTTTAACTATTCGTCAATGACTAGTTCACCCACAGCTACTAATGGACTGCACAGCATGGTTGGTATTATTGATATGAGCAAGCCATTTGACATGGTGACCAATTTCACATATGGAACAACTCCTACAATGACAGTAACGTATTCACAAAACGGTAAGAGTGTCGTAGTGTATGATAGTTCAGTTGGTTCAGGCGCCGAAGGTAGTGGTACTGTAGACATGACTTCATTAGTAACTAGTATGAAGAATGGTTACTGGTTGAATCTAGCATTCTGGCAAGGTTACAGTCCAACAGGTCCCGGGTCTGCACCGTGGTGGAATAATACCTGTTCATGGGGTGCATTATGCAATAGCACAGGATCATACTGGAGCATCAGCAATATTCAAGTAACTGCTGACAGCATTATACAATGAGCCAAGCACAATACAACCTAACCACAAAAACAGATTACTTGAATCGTAAGATGTTTCTAGATCCTGCGGGTCCAGTTACTATTCAACGTTTTGAAGAAGTCAAATACAAAAAGATTGCAGACTTTGAGGCCACTGCACGTGGCTTCTTCTGGCAACCTGAAGAAATCAGTCTCAGCAAAGATGCCAATGATTTCAAGGATGCCAGCGATGCAGTCAAGCATATCTTTACCAGCAATCTGTTGCGTCAGACTGCCTTGGACAGTTTACAAGGGCGTGGACCCACACAAGTATTCACTCCGGTGTGCAGCTTGCCAGAGGTAGAAGCATTGATGTACAACTGGGGATTCTTTGAAACAAATATTCACTCAAAGAGTTACAGTCATATCATTCGTAATATCTACAACGTGCCTAAAGATGTTTTCAATACCATTCACGACACAACTGAAATTGTAGGCATGGCGTCAAGTGTGGGCCGGTATTATGATAAACTCCACGAACTCAATTGTTTCAAAGAGATTAATCCAAAAACAGTCAATGAGAAAGACCATGTCAAGGCAATCTGGTTGGCACTACATGCCAGCTATGCACTAGAAGCATTCCGATTCATGGTATCGTTTGCCACAAGTCTTGCCATGGTTGAGAACAAAATCTTCATTGGCAATGGCAATATTATTGGATTGATTCTTCAAGACGAGTTGTTGCACAAAGGATGGACCGCATATCTTATCAACCAAGTTATCAAAGAAGACAGTCGCTTTGCTGCTGCCAAAGAGTCTTGTGAAGCAGAAGTATATGCCTTGTACCAGGATGTGATCCGTGAAGAAAAGGCCTGGGCCGATTACTTGTTCAAGATGGGGCCAGTGATTGGACTCAATGCTAACATCCTCAAAGACTTTGTGGATTACACAGCAGTTGGTGCTCTCAAAGATATCGGCATCAAGTATCAAGCAGTGGCACCACGTAGTACACCGATCCCTTGGTTCAACAAACATTCAGACACGTCGAAGAAACAAACTGCACTGCAAGAGAACGAATCTACTAACTATGTGATTGGTGTGATGAGTGAAGAATTAAATTATGATGCTTTGCCTTCATTATAAGTAGTTTGCAATGGAATACAAAACGTTTGATAAAGATCAATTTGAGAGAGAATTTTCAAAATCTCCAATCTATCAACAGTTGGCCAATGATTATCCAGTGTTGTATACTGAAGTCAATGATATCACTGAAGTAACAAGAGATTTTTCATATAAAGTTCCTAGAGCTATCCTTCAGGAGCAAGGAATATTTGTATGCAGCAGTTTTTACTACATTGAGATGCTGCTCGAAATCAATCCCAAAGTTATATTAGATGTAGGATGCGGTGATAACGTATTTAAAAAATATATTCCACAAATTGTAGGACTAGATCCCATGTGCGAAAACGCCGACATTCGCGAACAGTTCGATGATGCGTTTGTTGCAAAACATCAGGGAGAATATGATTGTGCAATGGCGTTACAATCCATACATCATGTTTCACTATTGGGATTAGTTGACCGCATAAATCAATTTGGCAAACTAATTAAATCAGGTGGTCGTGGATTTTTTTCTACTAACTTAGGTAGATTGATAAGCCGAACCGCACCGCATGAATTTGCTAAGATTTTTGATCTAAGCCAACCAGTGACTATTTTTGATTATTATTGTTATATCAAAAAAGAACTTGAGAAATTAGATTATCAAATCATTGCCGCAGATGTGTTACCAGTTTTTGAAAGACATTATCACAACTGCGCAGGGGTCGATTGGCCACCAATTGAAACTTATGCGGCAAGAGATTTTAAAGATGTGTCAGACATGATAAAAGACGAAATTTTATCTATCGACGATGTATACATCAAAGACATAGGAATCAATGACAGTTTGGATGGAAACATCAAAATAGTATTTGAAGTTTAAAGGAGAATACGATGACAGCCATAGTATGGTCAAAAGACAATTGTGCTTTCTGCGATCAAGCCAAAGCCTTATTGGAACAGCGTAACATCGCATATGAAGAACGGAAAATCGGGCATGGATTCAGTCGAGAAGACTTGTTAGAAGCAGTGCCCACAGCAAGAACAGTACCACAAATTTTTGTGAACAACAACTACATCGGCGGATTCACAGAACTGAGAAAATACATTGAAGAAACCGCTGGCGGATACGGAGATTAAATGGAAGAATACACAACCGATTGGGTTAGCAAATTCGGGATTCCTAATTTTAAATATGTCAAAGAGCAATATTCAGACATAGCTGACATATTAGAAATTGGTAGTTTTGAAGGACGTAGCGCATGTTGGATGTTGAAACACATGTTGAACGATACAGGAACTCTCACTTGCATTGATCCTTTTCCAAATGAACAGTTGAATCCTGGAGATGTAGTTGCTCGTAGACAAATTGATCCGTTTGATAATAGACCTTACACCCTCGATGATATCACATTTCAGAGATTCACTTCAAACATAAATCAAGCAAAGAATCCCAATCAGACTGTAACAGTTTTTCGAAAATTAAGTTATCATGCACTAGCAGAATTGATAGTGGCCGGCAAACAGTTTGATTTTATATATGTAGATGGTTGTCATAAAAGCAGCGCCACATTGACAGATGCTTGTATGTGTTTTGGACTATTAAAACCGCAAGGATTTATGTTGTTTGATGATTATCTACTTGCAAATAGGCCAAATGTATTAGACCGCGGAAAAATGGCCATTGATGCATTTATGAATACGTTTTCACCTAATTTAGAAATACACAAAGTAGGTTACCAGGTATTAGTACAAAAGAAAGTTTAAGATTATGTTAATAGACAAAGGCGTTAGCGCAGGCGAAGTAGTCACACTCAAGCTCACATCGGGTGAGGAATTGGTAGCAAGACTCAATGAGGAAACAGCTACACATTACAAACTATCAAAACCCATGGTAATCGCCATGGGTGCCAAGGGTCCAGGATTGATGCCATACTTGTTTACTGTGGCACCCGACAAGGACATCAACTTGAACAAAAGCACTGTGACAGTTGCGGTGGCCAGCGACAAATCATTTGCTGACCAATACATGCAAAGCACTACCAGTATACATTTAGGCTAACGCAAGTTTTTGCTCCTATAAATACAATATGGGACATAGATTTGTAATCATGCGGCGTGATGAGATTGAAGTATACGATTGCTATGACGATATCCCAGATGATCTAGACCATGTGATAGAGTTTGTTCCGGAAATTCCTCCGGAGCCGCATACTCAACAGCAGCACGAAGAAATTGATTCTTGGCTAGATCTCTTTAATACTCTTATGGAGAAAGCGTATGCGACCAGTAGCGAGATTGGGTGATCAAGGAGTTCCACATTGCAGTGGATTTACTATTGCCCAAGGCAGTCCCACAGTATTTGTCAATTTAAAACCTGCTTCTAGACTAGGAGATCTCAGCACACCTCATCTACGCCCAGGTAAGCCATGCCCGCCGCATGTGGCACCAATTTCAAGTGGAAGCCCCACAGTGTTTGTTAACGGCAAGCCACTGGCAAGAGTTGGCGATGGACTTGCTGGTTGCACAGCAGTGGCCACTGGTAGCGCAACTGTATTTTCAGGATAAACAATGGCCATTGGTATTCTAACTCCTTTACAAATGATTGCCGGTGCTACACTGAGCAACAACGGTGGCATCGGAATTGCCAACACTTGGACTGCTGCTGTAAATTCCTACACTGGCACCACTTTACTCACACCGTTCTTTGCAGCGATAGCCAATTCAGCTGCTGCTAATATCAGTGCTAACACATTGATCAGTATGTCTACATTTTGCTCTGCTACAGTACCAGCATTGGCCGACAACACACCAGCAGCTTATCTTGATTTAGGAATTAATGTATATTCAGGATTCACTGGAGTGATCACTGCGAAAGGCAACAGCTATCTCGGCAGTGGTAATGTTACTGTGTTTGCCCAGGTGTTTTCGGCAGCGCAAGGTTATGTAGGGGCGACCAACAACTACATCAACACCAGTATCAACAGCCAAACCTATCTAGGATCAACCTTTACAACAATGAATAGTTTGATTACCGGCAACCTCAGTGACGTAAATCTAGCCATGAGAGCATTTGGTACTGACCTAGCAGCATTGGGGCAATTGATAGATCTTGATAATCTTGGTAATTTTGGATCACCAGCTGCATTGTTACGACGACTGGCCACATTGACCAATCTCACTCCAGGAGTGAGCAATGCGTTGATTCAAGCAGGGATTAATCAAGTCAATATTGACGACATTGCAAATCCAAATATCACAATCGATGACAACTTGCAGCGCCTGGCATATCAAGGCATGTTAACGGTCACAGGAATAGAACTAGAACAGGTGTTGGCTGTGTTTGGAGTGAGCACACCAAACATCAACAACATGGCTGAACTATTGAATCCAGTCAAGATATTTCCCAACAGCTATCCCAGCCTCACAGTAAGAACTTACAATCAAGATACATCAACTGTGCTAAGGGCCATCTACGACAACAATCAAGGCGCTGTGAATTCAAAGTTATTGATCTACTTGCCACGATATGTGTTGATCCTGGGCGGCAGCAATATGATCACATATCAGCGTTTGAGTTTGATCATACCTCCGGACCAAGCCTTAGCTTGCAAGGCCATGCAGGTCAGTTTACAACAAATCAAAAATATCAACAACATGAGCTTGGCCCAGTTGTCAGCTGCGTTTGCCAACATGCAGACCACTCGAGATCTTGATCTCATAAGTTCATTGACCACAGCAGTTCCGCCAACGGTAGCAGCATTTTATGCTAACACATATGCAACAGGTACCGGACCCAATGGCACGTTGGTCATAACTGATCTATTAGGTGCAGCAGTTGGTGTTCCGTTTACCAGTGACCTTACCAATGTCACTACCACGATCAACAGCATGACTTCGGCCGGTATCTTGACCACATTAACTGGTACCTATGTGCGAATGCAAAACACTGTGGATGGTGTATACAATGATTTTGATGGAAATGTAACTATTCCTCCTGGCCCCGGTTCTGGCACATACGGAAATGCTGATGCTGCATTGAACGCATTGATCATTGCAGCCTCTGGCGAAGTTGCCGGAATTGAAAGTGCTTATCCTGCACAATCTTCAGTGTTGAACAGCAACTTCATTTCCATGGCCGCCAATCTCAATGCAGAGAATGTCAACCTTTCGTTGGCCAGCATAGACATAGCCAATCTAGATCCAACCAGCCGCGGCCCGATCATGAGCCTGGTACAGAATTTACCTGATTATGGAGTTAACACCGAACAAAACGGACCAGCACAGTTCCTTGAATCCATTGCCAATCTCAGCACACAAGGTGGGCAGGCAATCGTGGCCTGCTTGAGAGAAGGCAAAAACGTATCTGTATTGGATGGTGCCGGTGCAGGGCAAGACACAGTGATTCCCAGCACACCTAATTCAGTTCCTCCCCGTGCAAACCTGATTCCGAGCACATACACTGAGGCAGAAGCAGCCAATTTAGTCGTAAAATAGCAATTATACTGTTATACTAGCTAAGTAAGATTGTACCAATTGGTACAAAAAACAACTTTTATAAGGAAAACTTCATGAAGAAATATGCTTTACTATTGGCCCTAGCATTGGCCGCCGGTGCTATCTCAGCACAAACCGCTCCCCAAGTCAGTGTCTATGGCAAAGTCCGTGAGTATCAAGAATCTTATACCTTGGGTACTGCAAGTGCATTGACACGTTTGACCAATGATTCCAGTCGCCTGGGATTCAAAGCCACAGCCGATGTTGGCAACGGTATCACTGCTAGTGCTGTGATTGAAACCGGTGTTGCATTAGATGCACCCAGCGCCACCACACTTGGTGATCGCGTTTCTGTGTTCAGTTTGAGCAACAGCTTGGGTTCCGTTGGTGTAGGCCGTGACAAGCACTCTGTGACTCGTGTGTTGGATAACTTTGATGCATTGGAAAATGCTTATGGTACATTCGCAACCACAATCCACAGCGCACAAGGTAGCCGTTTGCAAAACGCAGCGTTTGTCAGCACAGCAACCGTGGCTGGGTTCAAAGGCAACTACGTTATGGCCAACAGCGAAACCGCTGGTGTGACCAATGTACAAACTGCCAGTATTGATTATGCAGCAGGACCATTTGCTGCCTCATTGGCACGTTACGACAGCAGCACAAACAGTGCAAGTACCATCCTTGGTGCCAAGTATACTGTAGCCAAAACAGGCACCACAGTGTTTGGTATGTACAGCGATGACACAGTATCTGGTGTTAGCACCACAGGTAAGAGCGTGGGTGTTCGTCAAGCAATCAACTCACAATTTGCAGTATTGGGCGGCTACGGCGAAACCAATGCTGGTGTAACTGCCAAGGCAGTTGGTGTGGCTTACACAATGAGCAAGGCACTGACTTTGCATGGTCGTTGGAGTTTCACAGACGCTGCAACAGATGTCACACAGTATGGCGTTGGCGTAGAATACAACTTCTAAATTGCCAACTGTAGTTTGCGACAAAATGTCGCAAAATAACCACAAAAACCCTGCCCTGTGCAGGGTTTTTTGTTGTAAAAAACCCACAATTATCGTGGTTGACCGGAATTGGCAGATCGGCTATAATATACACATACGCAGCAAACAACAGGATCAAGATGAAAGCAAAAATACTGATTACTTCCATTGAAAACATGCGATTGTTCCAGGGGAAGTTTCCCACCAAGCGTTGGGGTTTTTGCGAGATTGTGCGTAAGGTAACTATTGAACCTTGCCCTTACGGACTCTACGAGCACTATGGCTGCATCATGGTTGATGGCAAAAAAATCCGTGTGGCCACCAGTGATCGTATCAATCCTTTGTTTGAAATCCGTTAAAACGGTTGACCGGAATTGGCAGATCGGCTATAATACATACATCGCAACAAGGAGTGTTTATGTTCGCTACCCAAACTCGTAAGACTGTGCAACTGAATTCAGTACAACAAACTCAGGTAGAAGCACTAAGTTCTGTGCTGGGTAAACTCAGCAACAGCGATGGCAACTTTGCTTCCAGTCTGATCCAAAACTTTTATCGTTATGGTAGCTTGTCTCCCAAACAGCTGACCTGGGTTGATACATTGACCCAACGTGTCACGCAACCTTCTGCTGCACCTGTTGCGCAGATCCAAGTGAACTTTCAAAAGATCCAAGATCTGTTTGATCTGGCTGCTAAGAAACTGCGCCGTGTCAAAGTCAAATTGCAAACCGCACAAGGACAGCCAGTGGCGTTTGCCCGTGCAGGGGCTAACAGCAAATACGTGGGTCAGATTCTGATCACTGACGGCGGCCCGTTTGGCAACAACAAGTTCTTTGGACGTGTGGATGTTACTGGCGAGTTCTTTGCCACCCGCAGTGCCACACAAGAAGTTTGCGACCTAGTAAAAGAGTTTGCAGATGACCCATCTGCTACCGCAGGACGTTACGGACGTCTCACTGGTGGTTGCAGTTTTTGTAATCACGGGCTGAAAGATAACCGTTCTGTGCAAGTTGGATACGGTCCGGTATGCGCTCGCAACTTTGGTCTAGTATGGGGTTGACCAGAATTGCAAGATCGGCTATAATACATACATAAACAGCAACATACCGGAGCACATGATGGACCAGACACTTAAAGTAATCCCCAGCGTTGGCGAAGCAGGGTTTGACACTGAAGCTAGCCCGGGCAACGGACCATTTTATGTCAGGCTGTATGATGGGTCCTATGATGTCTGCGGCTTTGACACCATTGATGAAGCCTATGCAGAACTGTTAGATATCTCAACCGAAGTTGGTGAAATCGGTTGACCGGTATTGAGTTTTCGGTTATAATACATACATCGCAACAAGGAACACACTATGATCGCACTAGACAACATTGAAAGCATCCATAACACCGCAACAGCCGCAGCCCGTAAGACTACTGAAGACTTTCTTGCCAAACACGGTGATCGCGATGCTTGCGGATTTGCTTGGGTCACAGTTTACGAAAAAGGATCTACCAAGTTGGGCCGTGCGCTGAAGGCCGTGGGCTTTAAGCCAGCATACGGTGGTGGCCTCCAATTATGGAACCCCAGCGGGTCTTGGACCCAATGCATCACAGCCAAGGAAGAAGGTGCCCGCGCCTACGCTGATGTGCTACGCAAGTTTGGTATTGAGCAGGCCTACGCAGGAAGCCGTTTAGACTAAGTGTTGGTTGACTGGTATTTCCCAAACTACTATAATACACACATGAACACAAAGGAGCACAAAATGGGATACACAGATTGGAAAGCATCAGCAAAGATAGAGAGCATGGTTGGCAAGATCTTCACTCGCGTGTCGGGTGGAGTTGGCTCTGGCGAAATGGTGTTCGAGAACGCAACCGAACGCTTCGTGTTCTTCCACGCTCAAGATTGTTGCGAGTCCGTGGACATTAACGACATCACAGGTGACCTGGAAGACCTGGTTGGTGAGCCTTTGTGGATCGCTGTAGAAGTGTCTGGTGCAACTGAGCCAGACGTAGAGCACTACGAGAGCTATACCTATACCTTCTACAAGTTCGCTACCCGCAAGGGCTATGTGGACGTTCGTTGGTTAGGAGAGTCGAATGGCTACTACTCCGAAGGTGTAAGCCTGGGACGCGAGCTGGTTGACTGATATTGAGTTTTCGGTTATAATACATTTTTAATTTAACTTAGGAGTTTTTATGTCTTACACTTTCGCTGGTACTTCCGTTCTCAATGGTGTTCTCAAAGTTCGTTTTGCCAACTCAGAGGCTCGTGCTAAACAGCTGGCCAAGCTGGGTGACACTGATGTGAACATTGTGCCGCTGCCGTCTACCATGGACAAGGCAGGCGCAGTTGCATATCTGTTGGGCCTGGCAGGGTTTGCTGACACTGATGCTGTGCGTGAAGCACTGCAAGCAGAAGTGGCTGTGAAAACTCGCCCTGCAAAGGCTGCAAAGGCTGCAAAGGCTGTGAAGCAGAAAGTTTCCAAGACTGTCACAGTCAAGGCTCGTCCTACTATGGATTCTATCCGTGCCAAAGCAGCCCGGGCTCGCGCCGCAGCAGCTGAAGTGGTCGTGACTGAAGCTGAAGTTGACAGCCTGATGATGGCTGTGTTTGGTACCAAGTAATCAACGTCCACAGGGCAGGTGCAATGCCTGCCCGCCTTCAACACAAGGATTGATATGTCAGGGTGGAATCAAATTCAACAAGTTCGCAAATTAGAAGAACGAGCAGATAAACTCGGGCTTAAATTTGCCGCATACAAGCATGATGATAGCTTTGGTGCCAATGTAGCATTAGTTCCCAAAGATAGTGATGCATTGCCTATCTATGCACGTGATGCAGTATTGTTTGCTGGTACATTAGAAGGTGCCGCCTACTGGATGCAGGGTGTGATGTGGGCACGTGATTATGATAGTATGGTTGTTGACAAGAACATTGATGCCAAGCGTGAACGTAAAGAACAAGATGAACGCAATAAGCAATTAGTTAGAATTTTAAAAAATGAAAAACCTAACTTAGTGCAGACATAAGGAGAAACACATGGGTCTAGATATGTATGCGTATGCAGCCACCCAAGCCAACGACAGTGCCACGCAAGGCAAATTGGTACAGCGTGAGATTGCATACTGGCGCAAGCATCCTAACCTGCATGGATGGATGCACCGACTGTGGGAACACAAAGGCTGTCCAAACGGCCATCCTGAAGATCAGTTCAATGGTACTGAACTAGAACTCACCTGGGACGACCTTGAAGAACTTGAACGTGCAGTCACACACAAACAGTTGCCAACCACAGGTGGATTCTTCTTTGGCAACGACGCCGACGATTATTATCGCGAACACGATTTGAAATTTGTACGCGACGCCAAAGCTGAAATATTCACTGGCCTAAAAGTATTCTACAACAGCTCATGGTAAAAACAGTTTTTTACGAAAAGGTAGGACGCAAGTATGTCCCTGTGCGTGAGTACGATAGTCTGCTTATGGAATCGTTTCCCAAAGGTGCTCATCTTGTGATAACACACCCAGGTGGGCGCAGCACTCGTTATAATGTTGATCCAGACTATGCTGGGTTGATTGCAGCAGGGCAAGTGGCTGAAAATGTTATGACCAAAGCCATGCAGATGGCCAGCGAGTTAAAACCGCGACAAACTCCTATCACGCCTGCTCAACAACGAGCTTGGAAGAAACTGGCTCGAGAGTTTGGTGACGAACTTTGCACTTTACAAGGTGCCAGCGCATACGATATCGCACAGGCAGGAATCAATGCTTTACTTTCCGAAGCAGATGTGCTATACTCTAATCCAGCAGTACGTGATGCCTACGAAAAGTTTTTATTCGTGTGTGCATTAACCAAACAGAAAGCAGAGTAAATAATGACTTATGAACCACTTGCACCATACTCCGTCGATGATAACCGTTTCAAAGGATATATGTCCTCAGGTTGGATAACAGATCTCAACAGTTCAGACAGTCGCATTCACAAAGAAAAAGTGATTGAAAAAGCCTTGATGGCTGCAAAATTGGGCAGTGCCGACGCACAGTCCTTTCTGTTCAACTGCTACCAAGCCTACAATCCTTTCTATACCTTCCATGTAAAACAAGTTCCAGAGACACAAGGTCTTACAGGGCGTGATAATCCTTGGCCAATGTTCTGGGGTTTGTTGGAAAGCCTGCGCACTCGTTCCAGCACAGGACATGCAGCCCGTGACTTCATGACTCGAGTGAGTGAAGAATTTGATTCGGAAGAATGGAACACAATCTGTGCGCCAGTGATCCGCAAAGACCTACGCTGTGGTATCAGTGAAAAGACTCTAAACAAGGTGCTGGGCAAAACACAATATCGTATTCCTGTGTTCTCATGTCAGTTGGCACAAGACTCCACTGATCGTCCAGCCAAGATGAAAGGCATCAAACGCCTAGAAGTTAAACTGGATGGTGTGCGAGTAATTGCTGTGGTTACCGCAGGAGGTTGTACATTGTATAGCCGCAACGGTAAACAGTTTGCAAACTTTCCACAGATTGCCGATGCTGTGATGGAGTCTCGAGCAGCTATACTAGCAAACTCTCCACTCAAAGGTAGCTTCATTTTAGATGGTGAAGTAGTAGGTGAGAGTTTTCAAAAGCTCATGCGTCAAGCACATCGCAAAAGCAATGCCGAAACTGCTGGCATGGTATATCATATATTTGATGCCATGCCCCTGGAAGAGTTCATGGAAGGACATTGCAATGCCAAGCAGTCACGGCGTCTCGAGTGGCTAGAAAGCAGCAGAGATCGACTGATGGCCACTGACTGTTTGCGTATCATGCAAGGAATTGATGTGGATCTAGACACTGCGGAAGGACATGACGTGATGAATCGTTATGCACAAGATGCAGTAAAGGATGGGTTCGAAGGCATCATGATCAAAGATCTGTCTGCACCTTACGAATGCAAGCGATCCAGCTTTTGGATGAAATGGAAACCCACAATCACTGTGGATCTCAATATCGTGGGATTCGAAGAAGGAACTGGTCGCAATGCTGGCCGGTTGGGTGCTATAGTATGTGAAGGAGTTGATAATGACAGAAACATCAGAGTTAATGTTGGTAGCGGTTTGTCTGACAGCGATCGTGATGAGTATTGGACTTCCCGGGATCAGTTACTTGGTCATGTGGTTGAA